TTTCGTTAAATGCTGCGGCGCACCGAACAAAGAACACAATGGAGGGGCCGACAAGGAAGTCATACCGCATTACGATCATAACGATTTGTAATTACGATCAATTCCAACTCGGCAACGAGCGGTCAAAGAGCCGCGCCAAACAAAGGACCGAACAAAGGACCGAACAAGTATTACCCTATCTACCGGGATTGATTGAGGAAACCGCCTCGCAACCAAACAACCAAAGAAAACATTTAGAGTCAAGCAAGAGGTCGGCCGAGGAAGCCGGGCGCGGGCGGAGCAAACCGCACCATGGCGCGAAAGGGCGGGGAATGGTATGGCTCGACCACGGCACGCCCGAATGGGCGCTCTACGCGGCGGACTTCAAGGCGGCGCGCGGCGCCGACAAGCTGCCCGAGAACCGCATTGAAGGGCGAGGAAACTGGTTTCGATGGCTCGGCGAGAAAAAACAGGCCTGACCTTCGCCTCCGGGCTGCCGCTCAGCCGGCGCGAGACCGCGCGCGATTTCGATGTGGTGAGGGCAACCGAGCGGCTGGCGCATGAAGGTTGGCTCGACCGCGCCCGGCGTTTCTACGCCCATGCTGGCAACCGCGCGACGCGCGCGCGAACCCAACGTCTGCTCGGCGAGCCGGTCGAACAAGAATAGCGTGGACAGCCACTCCAGCCGCTTGCGCCGAATCAGCAACGCGCGCAAGTTCCGGGTTCCCTGCGACCCCGCAGGATTCCCCCGCGACTGGAGCGGCGCCCTGCCCGGGCGCCGTTTCTTTTTCCGCCCCTTGTCAATTTCGGGCGACTGTGGCAGCCTTCCGCCCGCATGAGCAACGACAAGCGCATCACCATCCGCCTTTCGGCCGACCTGCATGCGTGGGTCGAGCAGGAGGCGGCCAAACTTGCGCTCGACAGCGCCGCATTCGTGCGGATGAGCCTGCAGCAGAGGAAGAACGGTCATGTAGCCCAAACCCCACTTCTCGACAGACCAGCCGAAAGCGCAATGCAACCGGCAGACATTGGCGGCTCCGGCGACGATCACGGCGCGCCGGACGCCGCCCCCAACCCTGACGACCTCGTCCGGCAGGCGCTCGAGACCGCGGAGAGAACCGGCCTTGCAAATCCGCAAGCGCCGGAGGATGAATACCCCGAATTCGGCGGCAGCGTCCGCCCCGTCGGCCCGCGAAAGACATGGGATCCCTACAACGCCAAGGAACGGGCGCGGGCATGAGCGCTGGCGTAACGATCCAGTTCTACCTCGGCGTGGTCGATTGCCATTTTGAGGAAAACTACCGTATCGCGCTGCGCAACTTCAATGCGGGAAGGCCGTTGACAGAAGGGTTTCTCGCACCAACATTTATCCCGCCAGACAACGTGGCGAAATCGAGTCCACTGGGAATCGGAATGAGTCATGGGGTGCCTGCGCGAACCGAGCCATGAGAAATTCGCTCTCGAATACGTCGAGCGAATTTTCTCCGGCATGCCCAGGACCAAGGCCTTGTCCGAGTCCTACAAGGCGGCCGGCTATGTTCCGCGCGCCGCCAATGCGCGCCGGCTCATCCAGCGCGATGAAGTCCGCCGCCGCGTCGAAGAGCTCACCGCCGAAGCCTCCGAATTTGCCAACGTGCGCGCCAAACGGATCGTGGTCGAGGTCGACCGCATCGCGCGCGCGAACTACGGTGATCTGTTCGAACCGGCGGTCGACGCGGAGGGCAAGCCGATCCTCGACAAGCTTGGCAAGCCGACCAGTCGCCTCAAGGATATCACCGAACTGCCGCGCGAACTCACGGCGGCGATCGCGGGCTTCGACGAGCGCGGCCTGCCGAAGATGTACGACAAGAACCAGGCAAACTTCACCCTGCTCAAGCACTTGGGCGGCTTGCCCGAGGACCAGCGCGCCCCGCAGGTGAACATCCTCAATGTCCTCAGTATCGAAGATCAGCAGATTCTTGCCGACTATCTCGAATCTCTCGGACGTGGGGCGGCAGGTGCTGCTGGACCAGCTGCGCTCGAACATCGCGAAACAGCAACGGTTCCGTAAGCTCTACACATACTACCCCGACGAAGGCGCGCTGCGCCGCGAGCTTTACCCCAAGCATCTGCAATTCTTCGCCGCCGGCGGCCAGCACGAGCCGATGCCGATGTGGTGCGGCGAGGATTGCGACGGCACGCCACATCGCGATCGCCTCGCGCTGTGCGCCAATCGCGTCGGCAAATCCGAAGGCATGGGCGGCTACGAGACCGCCTTGCATCTCACCGGCCGCTATCCGGACTGGTGGGTCGGCCACCGCATCGCGCACCCGATCGAGGCGTGGGCGGTCGGCAAAAGCAACGAATCGACGCGCGACATCATCCAGAAGATCCTGCTCGGTGCCGTCGCATGGCGCGGCGGAAAGAAAACCGTCTCCGGCACCGGCCACGTGCCGCTCGACGACATCGGCCCGGTCACATGGAAACGCGGCGTCGCCGACCTGATCGACACCGTGCAGGTACGCCACCAGAGCGGCGGCTGGTCCTCGCTTGGGCTGAAATCCTACGAGCAGGGCCGCGGCTCGTTTGAAGGCACCGCCAAAGACATCATCTGGCTCGACGAGGAACCTCCGCTTGAGATATATGTGGAATGCGGCATCCGCCTGATGACGCGCTCCGGCCATCTGCTGCTCACCTTCACGCCGATGGAAGGAATGAGCGAGGTGGTGCTGGAGTTCCTGCCGGGCGGGGCGATACCGGGAATGGGAGCGGTGTGATGGTTGCGATGTATTCAGCGCGCGATGCCGATCCCGAGGATTTGGACCTTCCTTGCGTCGTTGAAATTAGGCGCAATGCGGACGGTCTTGTGCGACAGGACAAGAGCCATCGGTTTCGTGGCGCATTCATCTGGGGCGACGGGAATTATGCGTGCGACTGTAACCGCGCGCTGTTTTTTGCGAGTGTTGTCGGCGAAGACGATCCGGACCGCGAGTGCGGTTCTGAGGTCTATTCGCTGCGCGTGTTGAGCACAGACGGAGCTCATGTGTTGTACGAAGACGATGACTGGCAGCGCTGATGCCCGGTAAATTCACCGTCATGGCCGGCTGGTCCGATGTGCCGCATCTGACCGAGCAGCAAAAGCTCGAAGAAGCCGCGCGCATCCCGGCCTATCAGATCGACGCGCGATCGAAGGGCATCCCGCAGCTCGGCGCCGGTGCGATCTATCCGGTGCCCGAATCGGAAATCCTCTGCGATCCGTTCGTCATTCCGGACTGGATGCCGCAAGGCTACGCGCTCGACGTCGGCTGGAAGCGCACGGCGGCGATCTTCGGCGCGCACGACCAGGACAGCGATATTTTGTACCTCTATTCGGAACACTATGTCGGCCAGGAGAAGCCGCCGATGCACGCGGCCGCGATTCGCGCGCGCGGCGAATGGCTGCCCGGCGTGTTCGATCCCGCCGCCCGCGGACGCCAGCAGCGCGACGGCGAGGTGCTGCTGAAGGATTACGTCGATCTCGGTCTCACGCTCACGCCCGCGCTCAACGCCGTGGAGGCCGGCATCTACGAGGTGTGGACGCGCCTCGCGACCGGCCGGCTGCGCGTGTTCCGCACGATGCAGAACTGGCTGAAGGAATTCCGGCTCTACCGCCGCGACGAGAAGGGTCACATCGTCAAGGAAAACGATCACTGCATGGACGCGACCCGCTATCTCGTGGTATCGGGTGTGCAGCGCATGATCGTGCGTCCGGCCAGCATGTGGAAAACCGGGAATGTCTCAACCCATCAGGCCGAATACGACCCTTACGCCGGGCTGTGGCCGAAGGGCTGAGGCCGGCGTGATTGAACAGCATGCGCGGGCGATTTGCCTTGCGCACGACGCTGATCCGGATTGGGGTTATCCAGCGTTTTGGCGAACGCCGTGGATCCTGGAAGAGGCGGAACGGAGGGCGGCGCGTGGTGAAAGCCCCAGCACGTAGCGCCATCGCCTTCGTGCAGGCCCGCTATGGCTCGGACGAGCGCCGCCGTGAGATGGCGGAGTTCCTCGCCTACCGGGGATTTGTCGGGCGCGAGCCGGGCCGATCAGAAGGCAGCCTCGACAAAGCGTTGGAAACCCTCGACGCCATGAACCCCGCGCAGTTGACCTTGCTCGAACTTCGGATGCAATCTGCGCGGCGCGACCACGAATCGGATTACGATCCGTACGCGAGGGGCTGAATGCGAGATTTGCGCGAGGAATGGTATGGCAGCTCGGCGGTGCTCACGGAACTGTCACTGTCGATCACGCGGTATTGGCTGAAAATCGGCCAGTATCCGAAGCGCCTCGAATTGGCTGGAAGCGAATGGTCAGCGTTCTGTCGAGCGATCGTCGAGCAACGGATTGATCTGCCGAAGGGTGACGGGTCGGAGAGTTTCCAAGGAATTCCGGTATTTCGGCTTGCGCCGAGGTTTCAGGCTGCGGCCGTAGGCTGAATCCACAAGACGCGCTTGCGGG